AAGATGGTAAGAGTGATCATCTAGCGAAATATGATCTACCAGATCAGGAATTTATGCATGGTAATGTTAGAAAATTATCAATGACTGTTCTTTTGAATGATAATTATGAGGGGGGAGAATTCCAGTTTGCTACTTATTCTCAAGAAAAATGTAACATTACAACACCAGAATTTAATAAAACAGGAATGATTATTGTGTTTCCCTCTGATGTGGAACATAGGGTTGCACCTGTGACAAAAGGAATTAGATATTCATTGGTGACTTGGTTTTTAGGGCCACCATTTAAATAAAAAATATGTGGGAGTGTTCTGTGACCAGAACATCAGTTGAGTAAACGACAGCTTGTGGGTGGGGCGGAGGTAGACCGCAATCCTGCTGGCGCAAGTGCTCTACTCTGGTGAAATTTAAGAGGTTATGTGGGGAGCCAACGGTATGCGCCATCGGTCAAAACATAACTTAGTGGGAGTCTAGGTGAGTTCGTTTGTACGCTTATGGCGGAGAGGTAACTTAGAATTTTGCACATCCAGAGCTCTACTCAACGTACCCACATTTAATATGGAGAATATTATGAGTTTTACACAAGAAGAATCTAATGAAGTTGAAATTTGTGTGAGTTGTGGAACACCAACTTCTTTCAAGAAAAGTGATGATGTAACTTTTAGATATGGTTACATAGAAGGAGCAGGACAACTTTGTTTCAAATGTAGTCAGACAAGAAAAATGCACAAAACAGGAAGTTATGAATAAGACACGATTAAAAGATTTCATTCATGCTCAATGGGGTTCAATAGTGGGCCAAGAAAATAAAATTAGAATAGCAGTACTCATGGATGAAATTGAAGTATTGAAATCGAGAATTGAGCCTCATGATACAGGACATCTATACACTACCATTTCCACTTTGGAACATCGAATAGAAGAATTGGAGAGTAAGAATTAGTGGCGACAAGATCAGTATATAAAATCATTCGGAGGTGGAGGCCGAAAAACCAGAAAAGAACTTCCATAGGTAAATCTAGAAATACCAGACCAACAAATAAACATAAACGAAGGGGTTGGAAAAAATATAGAGGACAAGGTAAATGAAAAAGGTGGATATAACCATGTTGCAGCCATGGTCAACTCCTGTATTGAAAACGAAATTACCACTAGAAGTTCTTCAAACGATGATTGAAATTTCTGATAAAGTGCTTGCAGACAAAAATGCAGTAGATTGGGGGCCTCATCTTGCAGGACAGATTGGTTCTGAACCATTGATTGACCATGATATTTTGGATGATAAAACGATGGATTATTTTAAGGAAATGATTCGTGAATTCGTAATTCGTTGTAAATGTCAAATGTTTCCACCACTAGAAGATAAGATTCGACAAGAAAAATGGTTGGTTCGGATGGTAAGACTGTGGATCATATCACAAAAACCAAATGAATATAATCCTGTACATTTTCACAAAAATTGTAGTATTTCAGCAGTAATGTATCTCAAGATTCCGAAAATGTTACCTTCTAGAAAGAAACATAGATCGGATGATGGAGCTATTTTATTTTTAGGAAATTCTTCAAGAGATTTAGAATTGTCAGCACCAAGTGTAGCTATTCCATCACAGGTAGGAGATTTTTATATTTTTGGAGCAAATCAACAACACGCTGTTTATCCTTATCGTTGTGAAGGAGGACAAAAAGATGTAGAACGCAGGAGTATTTCATTTAATGCAGTATTTCAAAAAGGACAAGGAAAATGAAAGACACTACAAAGATGTTGGAGGATGATCCATATTTGGATTCCTACCTAGATGCGCCTTGGGCAAAGGCTCCTAAAGCATATCAAAATATAGTACATGAAGATGAAAATGTAATAGTGTATAAAGATGGATTTCCAGTAACAGAAGGACACTTATTGTTTGTCCCAAAAAGAAAAACCCGAAGAGAAGACATTACAATTTGTTTTGAATACGCATACAAATGGGGTATAGAGGGCATAATGGATTATCGTTGGGAAGCCTTCAACATAGGAATAAACAATGGAGTTGCAGCAGGACAATCAGTAATGTGGCCCCATGTACATTTGATTCCACGAAGAAAAGGTGATACACCAAATCCAAAAGGTGGAGTAAGACACGTAATACCATTGAAAGGAGATTATAATGAGTAATTACATGAAAGAACTTGCAAAGGCTGCAGGGAATGAATATGGAAGTTTGGTTGATGATGGAATTTTTGGGGGAGATGTTACACAATGGATCGATACAGGTTCTTATGTGTTTAATGCACTTTTATCTGGTTCGATTTATGGTGGACTTCCTGCAAATAAGATTACTGCAATTGCAGGAGATCCGGCCACAGGAAAGACATTTTTTACACTTGGATTGATCAAGCATTTTCTTGATTCAAAGCCAGATGCAGGAGTGTTCTTTTTTGAATCTGAATCTGCACTAACAACTGAAATGCTCAAGGAACGAGGAATTGATACAACCAGAGTGTTTCATATTCCAGTTGCAACGGTGGAAGAGTTTCGACATCAATTAGTTAAGATACTGGAAAAACATGGAGAAACGGATGAATCAGAACGGCCACCTATAATGATATGTCTGGATTCTTTGGGAATGTTGTCAACCACAAAAGAAATGACAGATGTTTCTGATAATACTGGAAAAAGAGATATGACAAAAGCACAAGTTATCAAGGGAACTTTTCGTGTGCTGACTTTGATGCTTGCGAAGGTGAATGTTCCACTCATCGTAACCAATCATGTTTATGATCAGATAGGTGTAATGTTTCCTCAAAAAATAATGGGAGGTGGATTGGCAATTCAGTATGCTGCATCTTCAATTGTATTCCTGTCTAAACGAAAAGAGAAAGAAGGAACAGAAGTAATTGGTAATGTAATTCATTGTAAAATGCAGAAATCCAGATTGACCAAAGAGAACAAAAAGGTTGATGTTCTTTTGACATATCGAGATGGATTACATAAGTATTATGGACTATTGGAAATGGCTGAAGCTGCAGGAATATTTAAGAAAGTATCAACTCGATATGAACTTCCAGATGGATCTAAAATGTTTGGAAAACAAATCCTCACAGATCCAGAAAAATATTTTACAGAGGATATATTGAATCGACTTGACAATTATGCAAAAATAGAGTATACTTATGGTAGAACAAATGGAAATTCCGGCGGAGATGACGCCGGAACAGATCAAGAAGTATCACAGTAAAATTCCAGATCCAGATGAAAAGGAACGCCTTTGTGTCAGAATAGAAAGAGGCCCATTTGCTGGAATTGATGTTGCATTTGGTCGATTTCAAATGGCGGACAAAGATAATGATGATGGTACTTCTAAGGTCAGGTTTGAATACGACATGATTAAAATTCCACCCGATTTAAAGGACAAGGAATTTTCAGATGAAATGGGAGATGCATTTGAATCTCTCTTAGGACAAATTTATATTCATGTCCTTAACAAAGAATTAGAGAAACAAAAAGAGGAAAGTGAGGATGGAAAGACTAGAAGGTACGATTTTGCGAAACCTGTTATATAATGAAGAATATGCGAGAAAAACACTTCCATTCTTCAAAGATGAATATTTTACTCAATTTTCAGATAGGGTCGTTTTTCAGGAAATAAAGAAATATTTCAACAAATATTCCAATCCGCCAACGAAAGAGGCTGTTATTATAGAATTGGGGGAACGGAATGATCTTACAGATGAAACTTTTCAATCAACAACGGAACTATTAAAAGAAACAGAAGAAGGTTATGAGAAGAACGAAAAGGATAATTTATCATGGTTATTGGAGCGAAGTGAAAAGTTCTGCCAAGACAAGGCCTTATATAACGCAATCACAGACTCAATTGGGATTTTTGACGAAACTAAAGAATCAAATTTTACAAAAAGTGCTATCCCTACTATCTTATCTGATGCTCTTTCTGTTAGCTTCGATGTTCATATCGGCCATGATTATCTTGATAATTCTATGGAGCGGTTTGAGTTTTATCGTAGAAAAGAAGAGAAAATACCTTTCGATTTAGAATACTTCAACAAGATCACGGCCGGTGGTCTTCCCCGAAAAACACTCAACATTGCACTTGCTGGTACTGGAATAGGGAAATCCCTATTCATGTGTCATGTTGCAGCCAATTGTCTTTCTGAAAGTCTGAATGTTCTTTACATCACTTTGGAAATGGCAGAAGAAAGAATTGCAGAACGGATTGATGCAAACCTCATGAATGTTACTCTTGATGCACTCAAAGAACTTCCAAAAAATGTTTATAGTAAAAAAGTAGACAAACTCAAGAAAAAAATTACTGGAAAACTGATTATCAAAGAGTATCCTACTGCAACTGCATCTGTTAATAACTTTCGTGCGTTGATGAACGAACTGAAGATCAAGAGAGGGTTTATACCAGACATTTTGTTCATGGACTACTTAAACCTTTGTACTTCAACTAGATACAAGAATAACATTAGTGCAGGGTCTTATTTTGTGGTTAAGGCAATTGCAGAAGAATTGCGTGGCCTTGCAGTAGAATGGAATATTCCAATAGTATCTGCAACTCAACTGAATCGAACAGGTTTTATGAGTTCAGATGTTGGACTTGAAGATACTTCTGAATCGTTTGGACTTCCTGCAACTGCTGATTTGATGTTTGCATTGATTTCTACAGAAGAACTGGAAGAACAGAATCAAATCAAGATAAAACAACTCAAGAATCGTTATAATGATCCTGTCAAAAACAGAAACTTTCTTATTGGAGTTGATAGGGGTAAGATGAAATTATACGATGTAGAGGAAGAAGCACAGGCAG